TTATGGGACCAGGGAAATACAAAAATACACTCTGACGGCGTTTTCTATGCTGCAGTTAACCAGACTACAGTTGACCAATTAACCAGCATGGGTTCCGGCTTTCTTTCCCCCGGCATTTTAAATGCCTCAACGGTAGGAGGTACCCCCAATAATATAGCTGCTGACCAAGGTCTAGATACCGTCGAAATAAGCCCCAATGTGGCTCTCAATGCAGATCTGGTAGAAACAGCTTATATTATCGAATTGGATAATAGACTTGGATCGTTGTATTCCCCCCCCGGAGGCACGCCGCCAGCGCCCAGCACAACTGGAATTGCTCCCGCTGCCTACTCTTTTATAGATGATGACCAAATAGCTAGTTATTACGTAGCCACCTCAACAGCAAGTGGCGCCGGCGCTTTTGTAATATATATCACCGGAGGCTCTACAGCTGATTCATCTATTTTAGGACCGCGAGGAACGCGACTAGCCTTCCGTGTTGGATCTAGTGTAGAATTGAGATCCAGTGATTTCTTGTTTGATCAGCTGGGTCATGTAGGCACCACAGATCTTATTAACTCTGATGGATCGGACATCGCGGCGGGTAAGTATAAGTTTATAGATTCTCCCGTACGCATCACAGGGGTGTCAACGGGATACAAAATAGATATACCGATACGGTATGTCAGGTATACAGGATAGGGTATAAAAATGGCAAGTACATTTAAAACATTAACCAATAGCGATGTCGCTTCAACGCGTTCGATGCTTCATGAGGCGATTCCAATTACTGGCACCATTGTGTCGGGCACCTACGAACCCAATTTAAATATCAAAAATTATGTTCATGGAATGTTTCAGTCAGTTTATGACTATCCCTATTTAAGCTCTTCGGCTAATCATATCTTTGATTTGACGGCCGGTTTTAGTGCCAACTCGTCTCTTTCAGGATCTGCGGGAATCGTACAAGAAGCTAAAAAAATTAATATGTATAATGAGCTAGCCCAAATTTTGGTTGGTTACGATATAACCGGATCGATTAGGGAGTTCGACCAAGATGGAGATCTTACCGGCGGTGCTAAAATAAGCGAAGCTCTATTCTTTAGTTTTGCTAGACTTCTAACGAAAGATGAAATCAAAAAGGGATCTTTTGGAATGACGTTATTGACGGGTGGCGTGGTTAGCGCGCCCGCGAATCCCTTAACTATTTACGATGCAAACAAGAATGCTTATTTGGTTAATTCTCCAGCTGGGGAATATACACTGCTACACACGGCTTCCGATGGAAGTGGTACCCCGGTAGGTTTGTTATATTACCAGGCCGGTATTGCAGTTATAACGGCATCTGTTTTTGGTGGGAACACGGCCGGCTATTTTGGAACACCGGCTTATTCTCAAAGCACTATCAATGATTATTTGGTTTCGGGGTCTATTTCTGGCGCATGCGATGGAATGCGAAATCGGCTGAATAACATTCAATTTAACAACACTACCGAATTAAATTCAACAATTTATTTCTGTAGGGCGAACCATAATGAGTTTAATTATAGTTCGAATCCCACATACATAAGTGCCAGTAAGATCGTTGTCAAAGAAATAGCAGACAATGACCCTGTTGCATATGCAACGACGGTCGGCCTGTATTCTCCTTCTAATGAGCTACTAGCTGTGGCGAAGCTCTCCGAACCTTTGAAAAAGGATTCTAGTAATGAATTCACGCTAAGGGTGAGATTGGATTATTAAGGAATGCGATGCCGTTTTATAAGTTTGAAGAAAATGATATCTTCGTCAATACGATCAGAACTTATCCTCAAGTAGAATTTGTAATATTTAGTGGAAGTGCTTACTACAACAATGAAGCTGTAATATCCGGCGCTAACACAAATCCAATTAGGGACGTTCCCCCCGGCAATATTAGCTTATACGAATATAATATCGACAGACTTAGTCCACCGGTGGGCTCTCCTCCTCGCATAGGGCTGGTAGAAAATACGGGGCTCATCTATCCCTGGGTTGTCAAAGATGGTACAAGGACCGCTTTTAAATCGGTATCAACAAAAACGTTTGATGATATGGCTTACGGCGCCATTATAGAATTCTATTATCCCATGTCGGCCTCCGTTTCGAAAGAATATTATGCCGCAGGAGCACCCCGTCAAACTCCTTCCACACAGGCTATGGCTACAGCGGCCAATCCTTTTGTTGCGGGAAGCACCACCCACCTCTTTACTTTGAAGAACACCCTTAACTATTATACTTATCTTACTTCAGAATATGCCTATTCAAACTCAGCGCGCGACTTAGATACGGTCGCGACCGGTCTTGTTTCTGTGCCTTCAATCTTTTACGGTTCAGAAATAAAGAAAGGAACAGTGGATTTAGGATTTTATATTACGGGGACGCTTGCCGGAAGGCTGCAAGATACCAAGAAAAATGGAGAGTTGATAGAAACTTATGGACCCAACGTTGGTGGTGTCGCCGGCGTCGTTTTATACAATGAAGGATTTCTAGTTTTAACGGGGAGCTGGGCTTTATCCTCCGTAACGGATGAATACGTAACAGGGTTTGGGGATTTTCCTCGTTGGGTCTATTTCGCGCAGTCTATTTCAGGTTCGGTTATAGCACCCAATTCAATGTTTACCATGAAGATGTCTGGTACCACCAAAATACAGACAATCACTATGTTGGCCACAGCGCCCAAGAGCGAACTAAATCACTCCAACAATCCTACATTTTTATCATTTCCGGTATCCAGTAGCAATCCTAGCGATAACCAAATCTTTCTGGAAAATCCCGACAGAAGCATTAAAAATATTGTAAGTTCATCGTATAATGATCCTACAGCAAGTTTCGAAAAGACGACATATATATCGAAAGTTGGCATATATGACGAAAATAAAAATTTGATAGCTATAGCGAAAGTGGCGAACCCAGTGAAAAAAACCCCCAATCGAGAGTTTACCTTTAAGTTTAAATTGGATATTTAATGTTTTTGGGGCTTGACATTAGTACCAGCATTGTGGGCGTCACATGCATAAATAAAAATGGTGATATTATTTTATGTGATCACTGTGATTTAAGAAAGAAAAAAGGTTTATTTGAAAAAGCAGAAACTCTTAAGAAGTTTCTTATTGCCAGAAAACATCCGCCACTAGTGGTTCAAGAGATTTGGATTGAGCAACCATTTACATTTTTCAAAAGCGGCCGCTCAAGCGCAAAAACAATGGCCACACTTCAACGCTTTAATGGAATGGCTTCATTGATTGTTTATAACATATTTGGTATCGAGCCTGAATATGTGGGCGCTAACGAAGCTCGCAAACTAAATGGGATAAGAATACCCCGGGGCGCCAAAGCAAAAGAAGAAGTTTTGAAGTTTGTGCTTGACAAAGTACCCGAGTTTGATGTAGAATATACTAAGTATGGAAATCCAAAGGCGGGCTATAGCGATAGAGCCGATAGCCTGGTGGTTGCCATGGCTGGTTGTGGTTTATGGAAGCAGAGAAACTTAGAATCTTAAACGAAATTCTCGGCCAAGGTCGTAGATCTAATGAGGAGAGAATTTTTCATTGTCCGTATTGCGATCATCATAAACCTAAGCTCTCAATCAATATAAAAAAGAATGTTTTTAAGTGTTGGGTTTGCGACTCGCGCGGTCCAAATATCTATCACCTTGTAAGAAGGTTTGGTAGCTATAAACACCGCCAAGCTTGGCTACAATTTGAAGAAGATATAGATTACTCAGCCTTTGAAGAATTGTTCGGAGAAAAAGTAGAGGAAGAACAAACCACCTCGTTGCCGGAAGAATATATTTCTTTAGCAAATAAGAAGTTGCCGCCTACGGGTTTTATGGCGAGGAAGTATTTAAAAGAGAGGGACATAACCAAGAAAGATATAATTTGGTGGAAGATCGGATATTGTTCTTCGGGAGAATATGAAAATCGTATTATTGTTCCCTCATTTAATGAAGACGGAAATGTTAACTATTTTATATCGCGCACATATAATGAAGGCTATCCAAAATATAAAAATCCACCTGTCGATAGAGATGTGGTGTTTAATGATCTTTTTATTGATTGGACGTCAGATATAACTTTAGTGGAGGGAGTATTCGATGCAATTGTGGCAGGCAGCAACTCTATTCCTTTGCTGGGTTCTACTCTGCGAATGGATTCTCGTCTTTTCCAAAAAATAGTAAAAAACGATGCTTCTGTTTATATAGCGTTAGATCCGGATGCTGAAAAGAAGTCATTACAAATTATTAAAAATCTCTTGACATATGATATCGAATTGTATAAGGTGAACATATATCCTTATAAAGATGTTGGAGAAATGCCACGCCCAGAATTCGAAGAAAGAAAAAAGAAAGCTGTTCGAATGAATTTTGATAATTTGCTTCAACATTCGATTTTAGCTTAAAGAAAACTCTATGTATAAAATTGCACACTGTGCTGATGTTCACATCAAGAATCTTAAATATCACTACGAATATCGAAAGATATTTGACTCTATGTATGAAAGTCTTCGAGAAGAAAAAGTTGACTTTATATATATCGGCGGAGATATTGCTCACACCAAAACGCAGATATCACCAGAATTTGTTGAGCTGTGTTCTGAGTTTTTATCTACTCTCGCGGGCATTGCACCTACATATGTAATTCTTGGTAATCACGATGGGAATCTTCGTAATTCGTCACGACAAGATGCTATTACCCCAATAGTAAATGCATTGCAACATCCGAATCTTCATTTGTTAAAAAACTCCGGAGAGGTGGAAATGGCGCCCGGTCTCGTTATGAATGTGTTGTCTGTCTTTGATGAAGAGAATTGGGTAGCTCCCACAGATCCTAGCAAAATTAATATTGCTGTTTATCACGGATCCATTATGGGGGTGAAGACTGACATTGGCTGGGTCATGGATCATGGCGATCACGACGTTTCAATATTCGAAGGTCACGACTATGCGATGCTCGGAGACATTCACAAAACTAATCAAATTCTCGATCACGAAGGCCGAGTTCGTTATTGCGGATCCATTGTACAGCAAAATCACGGAGAGACAAACGATAAGGGGTTTTTGATATGGGAAATCGAAAATAAGGACATTTTTAAGGTAAAACATATAAAATTGCTTAACCCGCGGCCATTTGTGACGATTGTGCTGACTCCGAGGGGTAGGATGCCCAAAGGTACCCAAATCGCACCAGGAGCCCGCCTGAGGCTTGTAAGCAACAATAACCTCCCTTTGAACGTTATGAAGCGCGCCGTAGAAGTTGCCAAACACCGATTTGCGCCCGAAAGCATTACTTTTTTAAATAGAGCAGCCGGCCAAAGGGGCACAATAGATATAAATGGCAATGGCTTCTTTAGAGAGAACCTACGAGACATTTCTGTTCAAGAAAAACTTATGAAAGAATACCTAAAAGACTATGAGGTTTCTGATGATTTAATGGAAAGAGTGTTTGCTCTGAACCAAAAATATAACTCTATGGCAGAGGCCTCAGAGGATGTAGCACGAAATGTTAATTGGAAACTTAACAGTTTTGAGTGGGATAATCTTTTTAATTATGGCAAGAACAACAAAATAGATTTTGAAAAGCTAAGTGGGATCGTCGGCGTATTCGGTAAAAACTATTCTGGTAAATCTAGCATTATTGATGGCCTATTATATACCTTGTTTAATACCACTTCAAAAAATGAACGAAAGAATCTAAATGTAATCAACCAGAATAGGAACAGCTGCAGCGGGAAACTTACGCTTCAAATAGGAAACAAAGTATATACGATTTCTCGCCGCTCAGAAAAGTATACCAAGAAATTAAAGGGCGAAGAATCGCTGGAAGCAAAGACAGATCTAGATTTTGATTATTATGATCCCGTCATGGATGAAACCATAGGACTTAACGACACATCTCGTATAAAGACTGACGCTGCCATTAGGAAGCATTTTGGAACCATAGAAGATTTTCTTTTAACATCTATGGCTTCCCAGCTAGATTCTCTTTCTTTTATTAAGGAAGGTTCCACTCGCCGGAAAGAGATACTTGCCAAGTTTTTAGATTTAGAAGTTTTTGAGAAAAAGTTTAGACTCTCTAAGGAAGACAGTGCGGATCTTAAGGGCGTACTACGCCGCATTGGTGATAAAAATTTTGATGAGAATATCGCCAACGTAAAGGAAGAGATAGAAAAAACTCAACTTGAACTCGGCTTACATGAGAAGAAGTGTGAGTCCGCTTTAGAAGAGATATCTACTTTAGAAGAAGATCTTGTAGAAGCCAATGAAGTAATAGAATCGATTCCCACAGGCATTATAGATATTCTTGAGGCACAACAAAAGAAAATTACGTTAACACAAAAACTAGAGCAAACTAAAAAAGCAAACCTAGAAAGAAAGGTCGGCATCCAGAAAACAAAAAGGCATTTGAAAAGACTGCAGCGGTTTCTTGGTGAGTTTGATATTGACGATTTAGACTATAGACAAGAACAAATAGAAGCCAAACAAAAGCTTTTGGATGCTACTGTTAATAAGGCGAAGCTTCTTCAAAAGGATTTTAATTCTCAAAATACCAAATTAAAATTACTAGATGAGGTGCCCTGCGGAGATAGCTTTCCGATGTGCAAATTTATACATGACGCACATCAGGCAAAAAAAGGAATCAAGAAAGTTCAAGAAAATGCTCTTGCTCAGGTTGATGTAATCAAAAGCTTAAGGTCGGGGCTAAAGGTCCTAGACCCTCTTATGGTTTCAGAGAATCGACGTAAGTATAATGATGTTGTCGCTGTTCGAACCACGGAGGAATTATCTCTCAAAGATGAACAAGTACTTTATGAGAGATCTAATGCTGAGATTCTTTTATATGAAAATGAACTATTTTCCTTGCAAAACAAAATTGAAGAATATGAGGAAAACAGAGAAACGATTGAAAACTTTGAGCATCTCACAGATAAGCGTCAAAGAATTCTTGATAAGTTAGCTGCACATAAAAATCATCGCGATGCTTACAAGAAGCTAACATTAAATTATTATAGTAGGAAGGGGTCACTAGACCAGAAACTCAAAAATTTGACAGAGCAACAAAAAGAAATGAGGGATATCCGGCAAGAATATGCCGCCTATGATCTTTACTTGCGTTGCATGCACTCAAATGGGATTGCTTATGATATAATTAAAAAGCAGCTGCCCGCTATTAATAATGAAATTGCTAAGGTTTTAGCTAATATAGTTTCATTCGAAGCGTTTTTTGAAGATGACGGCGCCAGACTTAATATTTTTATTAAGCACCCCAAGCATGATCCAAGGCCGATTGAAATGGGCTCCGGCGCAGAGAAAACAATTGCTGCTATGGCTATTCGTTTGGCACTCCTGTCGGTTTCTAATTTGCCCAAGGGAGATATTTTTATTCTTGACGAGCCGGGCACAGCTTTGGACGCAGATAATATGGAGGGGTTTGTTCGGATTCTTGAGTTAATCAAGTCTTACTTCAAGACTGTGGTTCTGATCTCACATCTAGATAATCTGAAAGATTGTGTGGATACTCAAATTATAATCGAGAAGCCAGGAAACTATGCTAAGGTCGTACAGTAAATAATCTCGCCTGGTTCATCTCTCCGAACTAATTATATTGAAAAGGAGAGATATCATGAGACATCTTTTAGATAGAGGATTAAACAAGTTAGTTTCTCGTAAGCTTTTGGCCTGGGCAACCGCCACGGCATTATTATTGTTTGCGGATTTAACTTCTGGCGATTGGGTTATTATAACCACGGTATATATCGGCGGCCAAACTATAGTTGATACAGTGGCGCGCCTCAAGGGAGTTAATTAGTGAATCTTTTGCTGTTAAAAAGTAGAGTTAAAAAAATATTGTCATGGCTAAAGCACTACTGGTATATACCATTGCTGTTAGTTGCGCTAGTGCTTGCTATCTTGGTATGGGCTTTTACAAAAAATGGCACGTATGTGGCCACTCTTATCGACCTCTTGGAAAACTCACGCGAGTCATATAAAAAAGAGATTGATAAATTAAACGAAATTCATAACCGCGAAGCTGAAGAAAAAAAGCGCGTCTTGGCTGAATATAATAAAAATATTGAGATATTAGAGAAAGAATATGCTGAAAAAAATCAAGAGCTGGAGGCTGACAAAAAGAAAGAAATTAAAAAATTAGTCGAAGAGGGGTATAATGACCCAGATGTTTTAGCGCGCGAGTTGGCTAGATTGTTTGGATTAGAACATGGTTAAAAAGCTATTGATCTTATATTTGGCTGCATTTTTAGCATGCCCAATGGTCGCAATTGCTGATGAATCCTATGAGATTACAAGTCTTAAGACTGGAGATCCAGCACCGTTTGATGGAGTGCTACTAACACCAGAGGCCGCAGCAAAGATTGCGGTTGATAAAAAGTTTGAGGATACGGAATGTGAGCTGCGCGTTGATTATGAACTTCATATTCAACAACAGAACTATGAGTTACAGCTTTCATATAAAGATGTCGAAATTCTTTCATGGAAGGACAGGTATGAGTCTATGATGATTCTTAAAACTACCGAGAATGAGAGACTGCAAGATTTAGTATTAAAACAAAAACCAGCCGACGGCCCTCTTCTTGTCGCTTTGGGGTTTGGAATTGGAACATTAACGTCGCTAGGCATTTTTGCCATCTCAACGGAAATCATTAAATGAGCAGCCCAATCCCAGAAGTGGGATCTAAAAATCGACTTCTTCATTTTCTTGAACAAAATCTAAGATTTCTTAAGCTCGCTGTTATCAAAACACTAACTGTTATGGATTTAACTATTCCAGAGAGTTCAACAACCGTGGGAGTTGTCTCTCCGGTAGATTTTGAGCAAGTCGGCGGTTTGGTAATAGGTGAAACTTATATTGATCCGGCCTCCGCTTCTTCGTGGACGTTGTCAATTGCTCCGGCGACGGCATCCGCGTGGCACCCGGTCCTCGATAACGATGGCTATGCGTCGTGTAAGGTGGCTTTCGTGGTGCCCCAAAGCGGGAAGGTTCGCATTAGAGTCCAAGTTACTATTGACGTTGCCAACATAAATACAATTTTATTTGCGCTATGCACTTCTTCGAACGGGACATTTTTAGACAATCAATATCAAAAGAGAGTACTCCTCACTGGAACGGCCGCAAGCAGCGCGGCGGATTCAGTTACTCATGTGGAGTGGATTGTTGATGGTCTCACTCCCGGAACGTCAACCACTTATTATTTGGGTGCCGCAGTCCGATCGAGTTCTGTCCCGGTGTATTTAAAGTGGGGCGGATCTGGCGGAGGCCCTGCCGATACCGTCACTGCCTCGTACCCGGCCTTTATAATGCAAGCAATTGCTGTAGCATCTAACGCTGATATTGTGTGATGACTGACAAAGACCCCAACTATATTCCCAAACTAGAAAAAGCAATTGCTCAAAAGTACGGCCGTGAGACAGTAGATAATCCTCGGCAAAATTGGGATGATGAAAAAGAGCGAGAATATATTAAACAATCTATTCAAGAACGACAAAAATTTGCGCAGCTATCTGAAAAGGAAGTCAAAGTGGAACAAGATGGTTTTTTAATCAACCAAAAACTACTTAGTAAAGATACAAATAGGGTTTGTCCGATTTGCGAAAAATATTCGTTTGATGGGCGCGATGGGATGTACATGAATAAGTTTTCAACATGCTATATGTGTTACATTCAGTGGATAGAGGATAGAGAAGAAAGATGGTTATCTGGATGGCGACCATATAAAGAGGGATGATATAAATGGCTACAACACTAGAAATTATTCGAGGTATTTCACAGGCAGCTGCTAATGCTTATGACGGCGCGCACGATGAGACCTTAATTGCTGATGAGAAACCCCACAAGGTGGGACTCCGACGAGAAGAGGGTGACTTTATTAGAGATAAACGCGTTAATGATGGGTTTAGAGTAAAGTTTAACGGCCCGCTTTTAACTATCTTATATCAATCAGAAATAAGATTAAAAGACGTTGCGCAAAAAGGATTTGAGAATGAAATTTCTCAAATGATAAATAAGGTTGCATCGTTCCTCAAAAAAGAATATAAAAAAGTCACCGGAGATGGTCTTACTTTGACTAGAGTCGGAGAACCTTCCGTTCTAGTGCAAAAACTTTCTAACTATCGAACCGATGTAAATGCCACATGCGACTATAAAATTGGTGGCATAGGAGATGTCAAGGAAGTCAACCCAGACAAGAAAGAAGGGCTAGATAAAGCCGTCCGAGATTGGCTTGCTCTTGGACCTAAGAATAAACGTCCCTCCAATGACACGCGCAAAGGGTAAAAATAATAAAGTGTTATGGGATACAAGCTTACTAAGCAAGAGATTATAAAAGAAGTAGTAAAATCAGGGAAAGATCCGACTCATTTTATTACAAATTATTGCAAGATATCTCACCCTCAAAGAGGGATAATCCCCTTTAAAGCATATGATTTTCAAGAAGACCTATTAAAAGATTTTAATGACTATCGGTTTAACGTTGTTTTAAAAGCTAGGCAGCTTGGAATATCTACTGTTACTGCGGCGTATACAGTATGGTTGATGCTCTTTCACCGTGACAAGAATATTTTAGTCGTTGCAACCAAATTACAAACCGCAACCAATTTAGTACGCAAAGTTAAGAAGATAATGAAAACCCTTCCCGAGTGGATGAGGATATCTAATATATCAATTGATAACAGAACATCTTTTGAGCTTAGCAACGGTTCCCAAATTAAAGCGAGTAGCACCTCTTCGGATGTTGGTCGTTCTGAGGCTTTATCATTATTAATAGTTGATGAAGCCGCCCACGTAGAAAAACTGGGAGATTTGTGGGCCGCTCTTTATCCTACCCTATCGACCGGTGGGCGATGTATAGCTCTTTCTACACCAAACGGTGTGGGAAACTGGTTTCACAAGACATGTGTTGAGGCCGAGAGTGGCGTAAATAACTTTAATCTAACAAAGTTGTTGTGGGATGTCCACCCAGAGCGTGATCAGATATGGTTCGAAAAAGAGACTAAAAACATGTCTAAGCGCCAAATTGCGCAAGAACTCGAATGCAGTTTTAATGTGTCTGGTGAAACTGTAGTACACCCCGATGATATACTTCACTACATAGGATTAATTACGGAGCCTAAGTATCGTACCGGCTTTGATCGAAACTATTGGATCTGGGAAGAGTATGAGGCTGGAAGTCCATATTTTATATCGGCAGATATTGCTCGCGGCGATGGTAAAGACAATTCAGCTTTTCATGTTTTTAAGTCTGATACGTTAGAAATTGTTGCTGAATATATCGGAAAACCAAACCCAGACGATTATGCCGATATGTTGTTTGATGCGGGAAGAGAATATGGTAATTGTATGATTGTGGCGGAGAACAATAATATAGGATTTACAGTACTTAATAAACTTATTGATAAGGGTTATAATAATATATATTATTCTACTAAGACTTCTCACAACTATGTTGATGCTGTCACAGCGCAGTGGCAATCTAATGTCGTCCCGGGCTTTACAACGTCAGCCAAGACAAGACCTTTAGTAATAGCAAAGATGGAAGAGTTCATGAGAAACAAACTTATTAAAATAAATTCCAATCGCTTGATGAGCGAAATGAAAACTTTTATTTGGCAAAATGGTAAAGCTCAAGCTATGAGATCATACAATGATGATTTGGTAATGTCTTTTGCAATTGGATGCTGGGTGAGAGATACAGTACTGGTAGAAAATGATCGCGCTGTAGAATATAGTAAACATGCGTTGTCGGCTATTTCCACATCTAATAGATCTTTTTCCACAACCATCCCTGGAATGATCGGCCATAAAGTGCACACAGAAGACGATCGCATGCAGGCGGCCAAAGAATTTAATAAACAATACCTAGGAATTATTAAGGGATAAATAAATGGCAGACAACAAGAACAATCCACGTAACCCCTCATCTCCACTTTTTAAAAGACTGACGAGAATTTTTTCTGGCCCGCTAATAAATTATCGGGCTCAGTTTACAAGAGAAGAACGTCGTTCGGCGCTAGATAAATACCAGACTCGTTTTAAAAGTTTAAGTGGTCATCAATTTAAGCGTTCTTCGGATAATTTATCGCGCAATTATAATATGATGACGTCCGCTGCAATGCGGAATCAAAATCGTAACGAACGTTATATTGATTTTGATCAAATGGAATATATGCCCGAGATTGCATCAGCTATGGATATTTACGCTGATGAAATGACGACTTCTAATGAGTACAATAGACTTCTCAAGATAGATTGTCGCAACGAAGAGATCAAAGAGATTCTTGAATCTTTGTTCTATGAAATGCTTAATATTGAATTCAACGCCTTTGGCTGGGCCAGAACAATGTGCAAGTTTGGCGATTTTTTTCTGTATCTAGATATTGATGAAGTACTGGGAGTTAAGGGTGTTATCGGCCTTCCGTCTGGCGAAGTGGAGAGGCTAGAGGGCCAGGACCCGACTAATCCTAATTATGTGCAATTCCAGTGGAATTCCGCCAACATGACTTTTGAAAATTGGCAAGTTGCGCACTTTAGAGTTTTGGGTAATGACAAGCATGCCCCCTATGGAACTTCTGTTCTGGACCCGGCGAGACGTATTTGGCGTCAACTCGTTTTAATAGAAGACGCTATGTTGGCTTATCGCGTCGTGCGGGCCCCCGAGCGGCGTATGTTTAAAATTGATGTGGGCAATATACCTCCTCAAGATGTTGAGCAATATATGGAGAAAGTTAAAACTTCTTTAAAGAGAAACTCTATAGTTGATCCAACTACTGGTCGCGTTGATTTAAGATATAATCCTCTTTCGGTTGAAGAAGATTATTTTATTCCTATTCGCGGAGGTGTTGGATCTGATATAACTACACTTAAGGGCGCCGATTCATTAAATGATATTGATGATGTTAAATATATTCGCGACAAACTATTTTCAGCCATTAAGATCCCGCACTCCTATTTGATGATGACTGAAGGAGGCTCTGAAGATAAAACTACTTTGGCCCAAAAAGATATTCGTTTTGCGCGAACCATCCAAAGGCTGCAGCGCGCTCTCATATCAGAGTTTGAAAAAATTGGTGTCGTTCATCTATTTACTCTCGGCTTCCGGGGTCAAGACTTAATTTCATTTAAAATGAGTTTGAACAATCCATCTCGTTTAGCAGAATTACAAGAAATTGAGCATATTCGAACAAAATTCGATCTTGCTAATAATGTTGTAGAAGGTATGTTTAGTAAACATTGGATAGCGAAAAATATTTTACATCTAACTGACGAAGAGTTTTTGCGTAACCAAAGAGAGGCATTTTATGATAGAAAATATCAAGCAGCTCTCGATGCGGTTACGGAATTGGCCGCTCAAGAAGTCGCCGGCGGAGGCCTCGGAGGAGCGCCTCCAATGGGTGACGAACTTGGAGGCGAGCTGGGTGGTGAACTAGGTGGTGAACTCGGAGACGTACCAGGTGGCGAAGCTGCCGGGGGCGAGCTGGGTGGTGAACTAGGTGGTGAAGCTGCCGGTGGTGAAGAAAGCACTCTTCTGGCTGCACCGGCTCGCAGAGAAGACAAGCCCACTCGAATAAGTTTACAACCACAAGCAAAAGGAAAAAAGTATTATAAAAAGAAAGATGATACTCGAAAAACCAACAAACGAGGCCCCACTACTAGAAAATTACGTCCAAGTCACGGAGCTTCACGCCGAGATATTTTCCCCGGACATCAACTATTAAATGTCAATGCACTTTATGAGGAGCTAGAGCCTAATTATAATGATGATAATAGTGAAGAAACTAGTTTATTTGAGAACTCTAGAGCGA